AGGAAGAAAAAAGTTTTTGTTTGGCAGATATGAAATGATTCTGTCAGAAACAGTAGGGGGTACCCACCTGCTGGAGCTGGCCGGGGATCATTTTATTAGGGGGTCATCACTTACTCTTATTTACAACATTTTAAATTCCAAAAAAAATTTTATATTTGTGTCATGAAAAAGTTTGACATGGGTAAGTATGTTCTCTTAGCAGGTAAGAATGCTGTAGAGATATTTGACTACTATGATGTTGATGAAATGCACGGGTTAAACAAGAAGGATGCCCAGGCAGAAGAGGTTGATAAGACTGTAGGTAATGGGGTTTATATATATGGGTGGACTAACTATGACCCGGCAGATAAGAAACTTACTGCAAAGGCTCCTACTAAACCATTTCTTTTTATTAACCTTGGTGCTTTTACCAAGTATTCTCCTACAGAAAAAGCAACAGCTGTTATGCATGAGACTATGCACATGAGTATCTTGTTAAACAACTGGAAGATTACTGATAAGGAGGAAGAGGTAATTACTTTTGCAGAAGATGAGGCTAATAAGATAATTGCCAAATTAGATTTTGATAAAAAAGAACAACCTAAAAAGGGATTCTTTAAAAAATAATTTATACCTTTACCTAAGTTCATAACATAAAGTTTATTTGATTAATGCTAGAAACCCTGGATTTTTTCCGGGGTTTTTAGTTTAAACAAAAAAAGTTTTTATATTTGTTCTTCACAAAGTTCGTTATATGAGATGACTGATAAGCAAAAAAAGTTATGGCAACTTGTTGCAGAAAAGACAGAGTCTAACTTAGAAGCTAGAATGGTATATGATGAACTACTTAAAAAACTAAATATGTCAGAAGACAAAATTATTTTATCCCTAATGCAAACTGAAAATGGGGTAGAAGTACATGTAGGTGAACAGGCCTATGAGAACTTTGCAGTGATTGGATTACTGGAAAGAATTAAGATGGACTTATTGTCTAAACCAGAACTCCCTATCTTTGACCTACGAGAGAAGACTAAAGATAAGAAAGAAAAGTCTTCTCGAAAATATGATGCGTAATTTTTTAAAACCAACAATATGAGTAAACCATTTAGAAAACTAAGAGGTAGAACTATCTTACTTAGTGTACCTGAGAGAAAGAAATCAGCAATTGAGTTGTCTGCTAAGGATGAAGACATGATCATGCAAGAAGCAGTAAAGATGTGGAACAAACTTACTGTTTATGCCATAGGAGATAAAGTAGAGGAAGTAGAGGTAGGAGATCAAGTATATGTCAGAACATCTGCTCTCAACATGGAGACTGTTGAGAGAATTGATGTTGATGGTTCTATAAAGCTTGTTCTTAATGAAGGTGACGTAATTATAATATGGTAAGTTATGGAAAACAACTTATATAAAGCATGTACTCGTAGTGATAAACAGTCTCCATATAAAGAGATGGTAAATGGAGTTTATGGAAAGGACACTTATATTAATAAGCCATCTTCTCCTTTAGCAACAGAAATAGACTGGAATAAAAGAGTTGTAAACTTAGGTGAAGGACCAAGACCAGATTATTATGGCGGTAAAGATAATACTTATGAAGTATTTCAAGTATTAGAAGCTTGGGGATTAGATGAAGACTTCTATCTAGGTAATGTAATTAAGTATGTTGCCCGGGCAGGAAAGAAAAATATTTCTACAAAAAAAGAGGATTTACAAAAAGCTTTAGTATATTTACAAAGAAGAATTGACTCATTATGATAGCAAAAGCTATAGGTTTTTTAGTTGGATTAATAATACTAGGATTTTTATTCTTAGTAACTAATGCTATGAATAAACCTATTTATAATAAGATGTCTAATGTTTGGGAAGATGATCCTAAAGGTAGACAATATTCTAATATGACTTTGATTGTAATGTTATTTATTGCATTCTTTATGGGACTAATGTTTTAATGCTGCAACTCTCCAATAGTGAAAGATCCTCAGAATTTTTTTTCTGGGGATTTTTTTTATTCAAAAATTTTTTGTATATTATAGTGTAATTAAAATTTTATATCATGGGAGCTTTACCAGAATTTGAAAATGTAGATAATGCTAGATCTACGATGCCTGAGTATAAATCAAAACTTACTCAGATGTACCAGTACCTTAACAGGTCGGTAAATAAGTTTTTCTTTGATTGGGGATACAAACTTGCAGTGCAACGTGTGTATGCCAACAATGCCGCAGCACTTGCTGCCGGATTGAAAAAGGGAGATTGGTATGTTACTAACTCAGGTGGTGACTTATTTGTAAAGATTGTTCAATAATTAAACTTTGAAATCATGGCAGATGAAATACTAAATGAAGCTGCAGCTAAAGAAGCAGCTTTAAAAGAAAATTTGAAAAGAGAAGAGTTAGCTGAAAAAGAATTTAAACTTGATGAAGGTTTACTTTCTGAAGAAGAGTTAGCAGACTTGGCAAAAAAACTTGAAGAAAAAAACAAGAAAGAAGAAGAAAGAAGAAGAGAAGAATTAAAAAAAGCTGAAGAAGAACTACGTACTATTGAAACATTAGTTAATGAGTCTAGTCTTCCATCTATGCTTTACACTTCTTCTAAAATTCAATTATCAGATGCAACTGCTAAAGCAGCAGAGTTAACTGCATTTATTGAGGCATTGTTAAGACCAGGAATCTTTACATCAGTATCTGAAGCATATGATGACGGTGTTCCAGTAGGTACATTTATCATTGTAGATGATCCAAATACTGACGAGACAGAATTTAAGATTGAAGTTGTTACAGAACCATTTACAATAGATGGTGATGAAACACCTGAAGTTGCTGAACCAGTATCTCCGGAAGCTTAACTAAGTATTTATCATGTGCAGCCCGTAACTGGGCTGTACTTTTTTAAAAATTAAAGCTATGTCAAACAGTATAGGAGATTTAAGAAATAGTGGGAACCAGGGAAATAATTTTCCTTGGCAACTGAAAATGCTTGAAGGTTTACAGAAAATCTATGATGAAGTAAAGAAACCTTTGACATGTGCTGAGGATAGTGTTGCTTTATGTTCACCTGGAGGAGGATTACCTGTTATTATTGATTGTAATGATAGAATCAGTTTATGTGTTAATGGTGCTATAGTAAATTCTACAAATGCATTACCAGTAACAATAACAAATCCATTACCTTTAGAAGTAAATATTAATCAGGCTAACGACAGCATTTTAATCTACGGTTTTGATGGTACAAACAATCAACCTATTTCAGTAGGAACAAATGGTTTTGTAAATACTAATGCAACAGTTACTTTTCCAGCATCTTTACCAGTAACACAAGATCCAAGTTCAAATCCTTGGACAGTAGATGGTACTGTAATTACAGATGCAGCTAATAGTTCTGTTGCAATCTGTGGTAATGATGGTATTACAACTAATGTACCAATTGCTGTTACTTCAGCAGGGGAAGTTCTTACACAATCAAATACTTTTGATGGTACAGGTAATCCAATTACAAGTACTACTGCTGGAGCTGATACAGGATTAGATGTAAATATTATTGCTGGAACAGTTACAGCTACTATTGATTGTACTACAAGCTCAATTGCAATATGTGATGGTACAACTAATCTAGCAATTAATAATCCAGGAGGTCCGGCAGATGGTAGTATTAATACTGTACTAATAGATTTTACTAGTGGTTCTACAGCAGTTATTAATCCAGATGGAACTCAGAATAATGCAATTTATGGATATGATTATTCAACATTACAAAATGAAGCAATTACTTCTACAGATATTAGTCCAACAGTACAAGCATTAGATGTTAATGTAGCAGGGTTCTCAAGAACACCAAATATTTTAATTTCTTCTGGTGATCCAGCTACAACAATTGCAGTTCCAGTTTATTCAATTTCATTTTTTAATAACGGATCTACTTTAGTTAATATATCAATGGATGGTGGAACAACAAATGCGTCTATTCCTGCAGGTGTGACCATTACAATGGATGCTGGTGGTATTCAAAATACATATCCTGCAAATACATTTATTGTAGGTAGCACAATTGCAGTAGGAGCATCAATGATAGTAACATATAACTCTTAAGAAATGAGCACATTTATAAATAGAGACTTGCCAAATGATGAATATCAAGCAGCAGTAGGTGCCAATAATCCATCTGCCAGTAATGTATTTGCTACAATTGCAGATTTACCTATAGTAAATGGTGAAGCAGATGCTGTTGTTCTTGATGTAAAAATTAATCAAACTGGAGGTATCAATAAAGGTCAAGCTGTTTATGTAAATGGTGCATCCGGTACAAACATACTTGTTGGGAAAGCAGATTTCTCTACAGAAGCAACATCATCTAAAACTTTAGGTCTTTTAATAACATCTGGTGCAAACAATGCATTTAGTAAAGTTATTACACAAGGTTCATTAAAGGGTACTGGTACTGAACCATTAGACACAAGTGCTGGAGCAGCAGGTGATCCTGTATGGTTAGGAGATGATGGTAACTTGATTTATGGTCTTGTTAATAAACCATATGCACCAAATCATTTAGTATTTATTGGAGTTGTTGTAGAATCTAATAACTCAGTAGGAGAGATTTATGTTAAAACTCAAAACGGTTTTGAACTTGATGAGCTTCATGATGTAGATCTTGAAAGTACACCACCAGTAGATAATGATGTTCTTACATTTAATGCATTTACTCAATTATGGGAACCAAAACAAATAACTGCAACAGGTGGAAATAGATTGATTTCTGGTGGAGCATCATGGTCAGGTATAGGGATGGTTTTTGATGTAACAGCACTTGTATATGAAATTGATGGTACTGAATATAACACAGCTGCAACAAATGTAACATTAGCAAATGGTGATCCTACAAATCCTAGATTTGATGCAATTGTTTCTGATGATACAAATACAGTTTATGTTATTACAGGTACTCCAGCAGCAAATCCATTAGCTCCTGCTATACCTGGAAATGCAGTACTTGTACAATATATACTTGTAGGTGTAGGTGCAACAACTCCTTCTGTATCAAATGAATTTGTTTATAGACAAGGGTCTGCTCCTGATTGGGTTCCTATTGTAGTAGGAGGTTCAGGTACTCCTTTGACGGCTGTACAAAATAGTACAACTCCTCCACCATTTGAAGGAGGAGAATGTTTATTAGTAAATGCCCCTACTTATGCAGCTAAATATGTTCAGTACACAAAAGGAACGGGAACATTGTTAAGATCAGCATATCCGTTTTTATCAATAAGATTTAGACTTCCGGTAGCATTACCAGCAAGAAATGTATTTGTTCAATTATTAAATAATAATACCGCAATTGGTTTACAATATTTAACTTCTTGGGGTGCTAGTATGTCATCAACAGGTTCATGGCAACTTGTTGTTATTCCTACGTCAGCATTTGGTAATGCAGGTATTACAAGTTTTAATAGAATTAGAATTTATTTTACAGGTAGTACAATAGGAACAAATCAGTTTGCATTTGATGATATTAAATTTCAAACAGGTTTTGGACCTCAAGTAAATACAGCTACTATAGATATACTTGATAGTGGAACAGTGATTGGTTCAACTGCAAAACTTAATTTTACTGATGGTACAAATACAACTGCTGTTGTAACACAAGATGTTCCTAATAATAAAATTGATGTAAAATTTGATACACCAAATATTACATTAAGTTCTGCAGCAGGTACTAGTTTAGTAAATGATGGTACAGGACCTGCATTGGCATTAAAAGGATTGTTAGGAGGTACTGGAATTACACTTGCAACAAATTTAGCTAATACACTTGTTACTATTACTAATGTTGAGCCTGATCAAATTGTAGCTTTGACATCTGGTACAGGAATTAATGTAACAGGAACATATCCTAACTTTACAATAGCTAATACTGCTCCAGATCAAATTGTATCACTGACAGCTGGAACTAATATTGGTATTACAGGAACATATCCTAACTTTACTATCAATAGTACAGCTCTTCCAGCAGTACAGTCAGTTGTAAGTGCTGCAACAGTAACTCCAACTTTTGCTAATGATTTAGTAAAAATTACAGCACAAGCAGTAGGTTTAACATTAGCAGCTCCAACAGGAACAGCTATAGATGGCAAAGACTTAATAATAAGAATTAAAGATAATGGTTCAGCACAAACTATTACTTGGACATCAGGAACTGGTGGATATAGAGCAATAGGAGTGACTTTACCCACTACTACAACAGCAGGTAAAACTACTTACGTTGGATTGATTTACAATTCTGATGATAGTAGATGGGATGTAATTGGAGTAACAACACAAGCATAATATGAGCTATCAAGAAATAATATCATTAATGCCAAAAGGTTCTACTTTTAATTGTAGTACTCCAGTGCAAAATACTACTTTAACTGTTGGTACTGGTACAAGTGGTACTGATAAAGCTCCTTTATGGGGTCTTAATAATTTTGGTGAGTCTGCATTAATATATACTCAAGCAAATTTAGGGTCATCAAAACAAATAAGAGGTATAGGTTTTTATTTTCAAAGTTATACTGTTCCTTACACTTATGATAATGTTGAAGTATGGCTAGCTCATACAACTAATGCAGAATTTCCTGTAGGAACAACTGTAGGTTATTCAGGAATGACTATTACTGATTTGACTAAATGTGATGTTGCATCATGGACTGTTTCTGTAAATAACACATTTCAATTTAGAATATTCAATACTTCAAATTTTTGTTACAATGGAGTAGATAATCTTCTTGTAATAGTTAAAAACTTTGATGGGTCTTGGTCATCTGGGTTTGGTACATCTAGATTTTCTACTACTACTGGTTGGAGAACTGTATATGCTGGACAAGATCCAGTATATCCACCAAATGGTACAGCAATGACTAGATTACAACAAGTAAACAATGCTCTAATATATTACTAACATGGCTATAGATAATAACATATTAGCACAACAATTAGGAGTTCATGGGACAGTTGAAAATTGTTATGACTATGAAGGTATTTATTATTTAATTACAGTAAGTAATTGGGATACAGATATAACAACATTTGAATCAATTGTAGATCCAATTATTTTAAATGACTTTGGAGATAAAACAGTAACTTTAAGTGAAGATCAATATTTAAAAGCTTGTTATAATAAGATTGATGATATTGATATTGATAATATATTAGAAGATTAAAAATGGGAACTGAACTTTTAACAATTGGAATTTTTGTAGCAAGCAGTATTCTTGCAATAATTGGGTTTTTTCTAAGAAGTGCTTATAGTACTGTAAATAAACAAATAGAAACATTAACTTTAGAAAATCAAAAAAGAATTGAGGATCAAGGAAAGTTAAAAGGTAAGTTTGAGTTATTAGAACAAGAGCATAGATTAAAGTTGCAACACATTGAAGAAAATACTCAACATGAAATAAAAAACATGGCAACTAAAGTAGGAGAACTTTCTGATGTTGTAGGAGATTTAGTTAGAATCCAAATGAATGGATCAACAAGAAGAAGAAATAACAATAATAATTAATATGTCACTAAGAAAAAGATGGAATGCACCTACTCCAAAGTTTTGGAAAAAAGTGCAACAGATTGCAATAGCAGCCGGAGCAGTAGCAGGAGTTATCATTGCTGCTCCAATTGCTCTTCCTGCAGCAGTAGTAACAGCTGCAACATATGTTGTAACTGCAGGAACTGTAGCAGCAACATTAGCTCAACTTACAGTTGATGATAGTAAAGTTGAAAAAGTAGAAACCCCCTAAATAATAAATAATGGCAACTAAAAAGAAAGAAGTAAAAGACATTGAAGTAGAAGTAAAAACTAAGAAAGTCAAAGCTAAAGTCAAAAAAGAAGGAAAGAAAGTTGACGTAGTGGTTGATACTCCTAAAGTAGATGTAGAACTTCATAAAGATGAAGAGAAAAAAGAGTTCAAACTTGATAGTAAAAAACTAGATGTCAATGTTGTAAAAACAGAAGAAGGAACTCAAGTAACTGTTGATGCAGAAAACTCAATTTTAACTAAAGTTGGAAACTGGCTTGCCAAGTTTTATGCTAAAAAATTTAATAAGAAAAAATGAGTATCCTAGACCTATCCAAAATAAAACAGGTACCTCTCTCAGAAGGACAGTATGTAAATGAGGAGACCAAAAAACTACAGATTGTATTACACCATACAGCAGGAAATTCTTCTGCACCTGGTACAATTAAAATGTGGAATGCAGATGATAGAGGACGTATTGCCACATGTGTAGTTATATCTGGTAAAGGATTATCAAAAGATACATATGATGGAGAAATTGCTCAGGCATTCTCATCTAAAAAATGGGCATATCATTTAGGAGTAAAAGGTGATGTATTTAGAGCTCAAGGTTTACCATATAGATTATTAGATCCTTTAGCTATTGGTATTGAAATATGTAACTGGGGACCATTGACTCAAAAGGCAGATGGTAAATTCTATAACTATGTAGATAGAGTTGTGCCGGCTGATCAAGTATGCACTCTTGATAAACCATATAAAGGATATAAACATTATCATGCGTATACAGATGCACAGATAGAATCAGTAAGACAATTACTTATTTACTGGAATAAGGTTCATGGTATTTCACTTAAATATAATGAAAAAGATTTATGGGAAGTTTCCAAGAATGCTCTATCTGCAGTACCTGGAGTTTATACTCACAACTCCTACAGAAGAGATAAGAGTGATATATCTCCTCAACCAAAAATTATAGCAATGCTTAAATCTCTTGTAAAATGAAATTTAGAAACAACTGGAAAAATCACAAACCAAATTGGAAAACAATAACTATTAGATGTAGAGTATCTATGTTAGATGTATTTTCATTAGAGATAGATCCAGCTAGAAATTTCTATGCATTGACTATTATAAACTTTACTATTAAAAATAGATGACAATGAAAACTAATTTACCAAAAGCACAGGGTGGTCGTATTGTTAAAACTGTAGCAAAAACTGTTAAGAATACTTCAAAACCTGTTACTAAACCTAAAGTAACAATACCTAAAGTTGATCCTCGTAGTGGAAAACCTCTTTCTCCTTCTCAAATACAAGCAATTAAAAGTGGTAAAAAGTTAACTTTTCATACGGTAGATGAACAGAATGCTGCAAGAGATTTAAAAAAAGCAGTTGAAAGTAGAACTAATCCAAAACCTCCTGCAAAACTATCTACATATAAGAATAGACAATCTGACTATGAAAAAGCTCTTTGGGAATCATATCAACAAAAAGGTGGTACTGTAAAAAAGAAATTTCAAAATGGTGGTTCTACAACCAAATCATTTAAAAATCCTTTGACTGGTAGAACAAGAGTAACTGAAGGTTGGAAAGAAAAACCTGCAAAAAGAACAGGAACTGTTCCACCACGTCCGGGTTATGCAGAAAAGAAAGTTGATGTCTATGATAAAAAAGGTGACAAAATAAAAACAATTGATAAAACAAGAATGTTAACTTCTGCACCTAAAGAGGATAATAAGTTTCTTAGTAGAGGTAGAAATAGTTGGGCTTATACTAAAAAAGTTACTAAATACAAAGAGTAATTATTCTATAGAATATATAGTAATCCAGGTATTTTCTATGCCTGGATTTTTTTGTTTAAATATTTCTAGTTTAAACTTTTCTTGTATATTTGTCTAAACTTTAATTAATATATTATGGAAAACCAACACAATGATGAGCAATTGTCACCAGAACAATTGGAAGCAAGAAGAGATGAAATGAAACAATTTTATGAAAAATCTCTTCCCTATCTTGAAGCACAAGCTAAGTATGAGAAGTTACTTACTGAAGTAGAGCAAGCAAGATACCAAAGAGCAACAATGCAGATACAGTATGCAAATATGATGGCTGCAGCTCAAGGTCTTCCCATTGATGAAGAAGAGGATGAAGACAGAGAAGAACCTAGACAACCTGTTGTACCAACACCAAGACCTGTAGCAAAAGCACCTGCTGAAGGTAAAAAATTAAGAAAAGGATAATGGCTCTTGTTAATCAAGTACAGAAAAGGGTCAAAATGCCCAAATGGGATATTGTAAAATTTCAGATATTAACTCATTGTTATATTAACCGTATAACAATGAGTGATTCTGATTTAGACTGTCTTACATTATTAAGTTTTAATGAACCTATTGAGTTAAGTAATTTTTGTCTTGATGCATCTGCAGAGGAAGAATGGATTTTTAAATCTCCTCAAACTGTCAGAAACAGTATAAACAAAGCTGAGAAAAATGGACTTGTAGTAAAGGATCCAAGCAATAAAAAAGTAATAATGCTGAATCCAAATTTAAAAATTCAAATAGAAGGTAGCATTTTACTGGATTATAAATTTTTAGGACATGATACCGAAGAAAGCAAATAGTTTATACAAGGAGATGACAAAAGAGTTTGATATCTCTGAAGATTTAGTAGAAAGTTTAATTGAAACTTACTACAAAACATTAAGAAAAAAAATGAGTAACTTAAGTGATTTAAGAATTAATGTAGATGGTCTTGGTCATTTTGTTCTTAAAATTCAAAAGGTAAAGAAAGCAATACCTCATTATGAAAAAGTTTTAGAAAATCATGATACCTCAACATTCGGTGCTTATCATAATAAAAAGAGTGTAGAAGAAAAACTAGAACTTTTAAACAACATTCACTCTAAAGTAGAGAAAGAATTATTAAAACGTAAAACTTTTAAAGATGAAAAACACATTAAAATTAATTTGGCAGAACCGAAAACAGATAGTTGAAGGAATAACTAATTCAATTATTAGAGATGAAACTGTAGAAGAAATAGCAAGACTCAGATATTCTATTTGTGATGAATGTGAAAAAATAGATATTAAAGGTAAAGAGTGTGCTATGAAAGGTACTCAGCCTTGTTGTGCTGAGTGTGGATGCTCACTTAATTTTAAAACTAGATCTCTTGCATCTGACTGTCCACTTGGTAAATGGGATGCCATTGCTACAGTAGAGGAAGAAGATGCATTAGATAACCTTAAAGATTAATAATATGATTGTATTTAATGCAGATGATCATAGTTACAGAAGTATTGATGACAGTAACATTGATTGGATAAGTGTAACAACACTTGTTTCCCATTTTAAAAAACCTTTTGATGCAAAGAAAATTGCAGAAAAAGTCAGTAAAAATAAAAGATCGAAATGGTTTGGAATAGATCCTGTAATTATTCAACAAATTTGGACTAATGAAGCTGACAGATCTACTACATTAGGGACATGGTATCATAATCAAAGAGAAGATGATATTTGTTCTTTGGCCTCAATAGAAAGAGAAGGAGTTACTGTACCTGTATTTAAACCAAGTGAACTTAAAGAAGGTGTAAAAATCGCACCATTACAGAAACTTGAACCTGGAGTTTATCCAGAACATATGGTATATTTAAGATCAGTAGGTATCTGTGGACAATCAGATTTAGTGGAAGTAGTCAATGGTAAAGTAAATATCATTGACTACAAGACTAACAAAGAAATTAAAAAAGAATCTTGGGTGGACTGGGAAGGAAAGTCAGAAATGATGTCTCATCCAATTGATAATTTAGAAGATTGTAACTTTTATCATTATGCATTACAGCTTAGTATTTATATGTATATTATACTAAAGCATAATCCAAAATTAAAACCTGGAAAAATATTTATACATCATATTACATTTGAAGTAGATAGAGAAGACAACTGGGGATATCCTGTAAGTAAGTTAGATGTTAATGGAGACCCTATAGTAAAAGAAGTTAAGCCAATTGCAATACCTTATTTAGTAGATGAAGTATTAGCAATTATTCATTACCTTAGTGATAATAGACATAAACTTAAAAAGAAATGATTTTAACCAAACTATTTGATGTTCAGAATGGAGTTGTAATTCCTACTGAACATTGCTATACATTAAAAGCTCTTAAAGATGTTATGGATGAATATCCAGATGATTATCTTAAGATCTATTTGTATTTGTTTTACATGTCATGTCCTAATCCTGATTTAAATCCATTTTTCTTTACACCAGATGTAGATAAAGAACATTTAATTATTGATCAAATTGGTGCAGAATTCTCTACTGAAGATGACACAATACATGTAGCATTACAATTTTGTCAAAGAATGTATGAGACTCCTACATCTAGAGCATATAAAGGTATTGCATCTATGTTAGATAGATTAGGAAGATATATGGAGAATACACCAATTACACACGGTAGAGACGGAAACTTTAACTCTTTAATTGCTGCAGCTAAAAACTATGAAGCAATTAGACAGTCTTTTAAAGGTGCTTATAAAGATCTTCAAGAAGAACAACAAAGTAAAGTACGTGGTGGACAAGGATTAGCATATGACATGTAATGAGTGAAATTTATCAAGACATACCGACCTATGAAAACGGAAACTGGACAACTACAAGTTTTGAATCCAGAGAGGACTTCACTAAGTTTATCTTTGACTTATTTAAAGAACCCGGAGAATATGACTTCAATGAAGTTACAAATGAAATATTTATTTCTGAATCAACCAAGTTCAAAAAAGATAGAGTATATTGTACAGCTCCCTTTAAATCAAAAGACTACATAAATTATTGGGATGACCAAAAAAATAAATGTCGTAAAGGTATAATAGTTAAGGATGGTGATTTGACCTGGTTTGTTTGCAGGGAGTATTACATGTGGCTAAACTTTTTACCAATTTTTGATAAGGAAGAACAGAACTTTGGTTTTGCTAAAATTAGAGATGCCCAGTATCATTTAGCTTTGTATGAATTACTTTCAGAACTAAACTATAAACATGCAGCTGTTTTAAAGAAACGTCAGATTGCATCTTCTTATTATCATATGGGTAAGTTTATAAACCAGCAATGGTTTGAAGCTGGGGTTACTCTTAAGATGGGTGCTAGTCTTAAAGATTATATCAATGAAAAAGGATCCTGGAAATTCTTACAAGAATATGCTGCATTCTTAAATGAACATACTGCATGGTACCGTCCAATGTCTCCGGACAAAGTAATGATGTGGCAACAAAAGATTGAGGTAAGAAAAGGAGATAGAAAGAATGAGGTTGGTCTCAAAGGAACTATTCAAGGTATGTCATTTGAGAAAGATCCAACAAATGGTGTAGGGGGTCCAGTTAAATATTTCTTCCATGAAGAGGCTGGGATTGCTCCCAAGATGGATCAGACATATGAGTACATGAGACCAGCCATGAGATCTGGTTTAATTACTACAGGTATGTTTATTGCTGCTGGATCTGTGGGTGATTTGTCTCAGTGTAATCCACTTAAAGACATGATCTTAAATCCTACATCTAAAGATATATATGCTGTAAAAACTAATCTTATTGATGAAAAAGGAACTGAAGGTCTCTCAGGTTTATTTATTCCAGAACAATGGTCTATGCCTCCATACATAGATGAATATGGTAATTCACTTGTAGAAGAAGCATTAGAAGCTTTAGAGAAACAATTTAAACAATGGAAAGATGAACTTTCTCCAGAAGACTACCAGTTAAGGATATCTCAGCATCCAAGAAATATTAAAGAGGCATTTGCATATAGAACTGTCTCTGTATTTCCACCACATCTTCTTAGTGCTCAAGAAAGAAGAATTGAAGATAAAGAATATGGTTATGAGTATCTAGATATATCTACTGATGTAGATGGAAAACCAGTAGTTACAAAAAGTAATAAGAGACCAATAATGGAATTTCCTATAAACAAAAAGACAGAAGATAAAACTGGATGTCTTGTTGTATGGGAAAGACCAGTAGCAGATCCTACATTTGGACAGTATTATGCATCTATTGACCCCGTAGGTGAAGGTAAAACTACAACATCAGAATCCCTCTGTTCTATCTATATTATGAAATCTCCTATTGAAGTAACCAAACATACTGGAACAGAAACGGAAACTTATATAGAGCAAGGTAAGATTGTAGCTGCATGGTGTGGTAGATATGATGATATTAACAAAACTCACCACCAATTAGAACTTATTATTGAATGGTACAATGCTTGGGCACTTGTAGAAAATAACATATCTTTGTTTATTCAGTATATGATATCTAGAAGAAAGCAGAGATATCTTGTACCAAAGAGTCAGATCATGTTCTTAAAAGATCTAGGTTCTAACAATAATGTATTCCAGGAATATGGTTGGAAGAATACAGGAACCCTTTTCAAAGCCCACCTTCTTAGTTATGCCATAGAATATACTAAAGAAGAATTAGACCAGGAACTTAAACCAGATGGTACAGTTGTCAGAACAACATATGGTATAGAAAGAATTCCTGATCCTATGTTATTGAAAGAAATGAGAGATTATGCAGACGGAGTTAACGTGGATAGACTAGTTTCCTTTGCTGCACTTGTATCATTCATGAAGATTCAAGAGTCAAATAGAGGTTATTCTAAAAGAACAATTATGGATGATGCAGCCAAAAACTTGCAAAAGTCAGAAAATTTGTTTAAATTAAATAAGAGCCCATTCAGACATATGGGTAATAAGGGTATGATGAATACTATGAGTGGATTTAAGAAATCTGCATTTAAAAATATTAAATAAGAGTTATGCAAATATACAACGCATTACAGGCTAAAAAAGGTGCTAAGACTGAACAAAACAGGTTAGGTAGTATAACTCAACCATTACAGTTTTTACCAAAGAAAGATAAAACAGAAGAGTGGGCTGCATGGAATTTAGATTGGTTAGAGTGGCAAGGTCTTAAACAGATCAGGAGAAATGCCAGAAGACATATGAAAAATTACAAGTTAGCTAAAGGTATAATTGATAGAACAGATTACATAGTTGAAGAAAATAATGAATATAGAGATGTAGTTGAATTACTTACTAAAGAAGATGTATCTGCTTTAGAATTAAAGTTCTATCCAATTATTCCAAATGTTATTAATGTTCTTGTAGCTGAATTTGCAAAGAGATCAACTAAATTAACATATAGAGCTGTTGATGATTTTTCATACAATGATATGCTTGAACAAAAAAGAGCACAAGTAGAACAAACATTGATGGCAGATGCATCAACTAAAATGTTAGCTGCAATGTTAGAACAAGGACTTGATCCTGATTCTCCAGAAGCACAACAACAAATTTCTCCAGAAAGTCTTAAATCTTTACCTGAAATTGAACAGTTCTTTAAGAAGGATTATCGTTCTATGGTAGAACAATGGGCTGAACATCAACATAAAGTTGATGTTGAAAGATTTAGGATGGATGAACTTGAAGAAAGAGGTTTCCGTGACATGCTTATTACAGATAGAGAGTTCTGGCATTTTAGAATGTTAGAAGATGATTATGATGTAGAGTTATGGAATCCTGTACTTACCTTCTATCATAAGTCTCCAGATATTAGATATATATCTCAAGGTAACTGGGTAGGTAAAACAGACATGTTTACAGTATCTGATGTTATTGATAAGTTTGGTCATGTTCTTACAGAAGAACAACATGAAGCTCTTGAATCTGTATATCCTATCAGATCTGCTGGTTACACTATTGGTGGTCTTCAAAATGATGGTACTTTCTATGATGGTACTAAATCTCATGAATGGAATACTAACATGCCGTCACTTGGAATGAGACAATATACTTCATTTATGGCTGGTAATATTCTTGATGGTTCAGATATCATAACTCAGATCTTAGCTGAAGGAGAAGATTACTATGATCAAGGAACTGCTTATCTACTTAGAGTAACTACAGCTTATTGGAAGTCTCAACGTAAAATAGGTCACTTAACTAAGATTACTGAAGAAGGAGAAGTAACAAATGAAATTATTACAGAAGACTATCAAATAACAGATAAACCAATTTATGATACCAGACTATTCAAAAATAAAACAAAAGATAATTTGTTATTTGGAGAGCACATAGATTGGATCTGGATTAATGAAGTATGGGGTGGTGTAAAAATTGGACCAAACATTCCATCTTTCTGGGGTATGAATAATCCTGGAGGGTTCTCACCTATTTATATCGGTATAGATAGAAATCATATTGGACCACTTAAGTTTCAATTTAAAGGTGACAGTACTCTATATGGTTCTAAACTTCCTGTTGAAGGTTCTGTATTTTCTGATAGAAATACTAAATCAACTGCACTTATTGACTTAATGAAACCATACCAGATTGGATATAATATTGTCAATAATCAGATAGCAGATATCCTAGTAGATGAACTAGGTACTATTATCATGCTAGATCAAAACTCTTTACCTAGACACTCATTAGGAGAAGACTGGGGAAAAGGAAACTTGGCCAAAGCATATGTAGCAATGAAAAATTTCCAGATGTTACCATTGGATACTTCTATTACAAACACAGAGAATGCATTAAACTTCTCTCATTTCCAAAAATTAGATCTATCTCAGACAGAGAGATTAATGTCTAGAATTCAGTTAGCTAATTACTTTAAACAACAAGCATATGAAGTAATAGGTGTAAACCCTCAACGTATGGGTCAACAATTATCTCAACAAACTGCTACAGGTGTTGAACAAGCTGTTGCTGCCTCTTATGCACAAACAGAAACTTACTTTATCCAACACTGTGATTACTTGATGCCACGAGTACATGAAATGAGAACTAACTTATCTCAATTCTATCACTCAACAAAACCGTCAGCTAGATTAACTTATGTTACATCAGCAGATGAAAAAGTAAATTTTGAAATTAACGGAACTGATCTTCTACTTAGAGATCTTAATATATCTATAAGTACAAATGCAAATCATAGAGCTATCCTAGAACAGTTAAAACAAATGGCACTGCAGAATAATACTACAGGTGCTAGTGTTTATGATTTAGGTAAAATTGTACAGTCTGATTCTATTGCATCTCTTAACACAGTTCTTAAAACAGCAGAACAAAGACAACAACAAGAAAAACAACAAGAACAACAGCAAGCACAACAAATGCAAGAACAACAACTTCAAAAACAACAAGAGATTGAACAAATGAAGATTGATGCTACTGCTGCTGAAAATCAGAAAAATAGAGAAAGAGATATACTTGTTGCAGAAATTAGAGCATCAGGTTATGGTTCTATGGCTGATATTAATCAAAACCAAGAGTCTGACTTTAAAGAAGCTATGAAAGATATCCGTGATAGTCAACAGTACCAAGAACAAACTGGACTACAAAGAGAAAAAGAATCTAACAGAATGGTAATTGAAAATCAAAAAGGTCAATTAGAAAGAGAGAAAATCCAGGCTCAGAAAGAGATTGCAGATAAACAATTACAGATTGCACAAGAAAATAAGAACAAATTTGATGTAAAACCTAAGAAAGAATAATACTAGTTAGCTATATATTACATTTTTTTTTCTGAGTTTTTTAAATTTATCAAGTTTATTTTGTATATTAATGTATAAACAAAAACCAACAACAATGGAAACAACCAACAAAAAACCTGATGATCAGGTCCAAGATTCTACAACGGTAGAACAGGTAGATGTAAATATTGATGAGATCTTTGGAATGCCTGGAGCAGAAAATGTAATGCTTCCAAATAATGAAGAAGATAAACCAAAGTCAATGTTTCATAAAGAAACAGTAGACACTACGTTCTTTGACAATCCTACTGCTACAGTAGAAGAGAGACAACAAGCTCAAGAGAAAAAAATAGAAGTTCAAGAAACTATTGATGAACTTGATAGTTTAATTTCTCAAGAAGAAGATGCAGGTAATAAGGGAAGACCAAAGGTTGATAAATCTGGTCTTGCTGAATTAGCAGCTAAAATGATTGAGGAAGGTACTCTTATTGGTTTTGATGATGACAAACCTTTAGAGGAATATACTACTAAAGATTTCAGAGAGTTATTTGAAGCTAACTTCCAAGAAAGAGAAAATGAAATAAGACAAAATACTCCAAGAGAGTTTTTTAATGCTCTTCCTGAAGAACTTCAAGTTGCAGCTAAGTATGTAGCTGATGGTGGACAAGATCTTAAAGGTTTATTTAGAACCTTAGCTCATGTAGAAGAAATGAGACAACTTGATCCAACTGATGAATATGATCAAGCAGAAATTGCAAGACAATATTTATATGCTACTCAGTTTGGTACTCCTGAAGAAATTGAATCTGAGATCCAAGATTGGAGAGATTTGAATAGACTAGAACAAAAAGCTAATCAATTCAAACCAAAGTTGGATGCAATGCAAGAAGAAATTATTGCAAGACAATTAGCAGAACAAGAACATAGAAAAAATATGCAAGCAGAACAAGCTAAAGCATATCAAGAAAATGTTTATTCTACTCTTGCAAATGGAACAATTGGTGGACTTAGACTGGATAAGAAAGTTCAAGGTTTATTATTCTCCGGACTAGTGCAACCGAACTACCCTTCTATTTCAGGAAAACCAACTAACTTACTTGGTCACTTACTAGAGAAGTATCAATTTGTAGAACCAAGACATGACCTAATTGCAGAAGCACTTTGGTTACTTGCTGATCCAAATGGATATAAAAATAAAGTAAGAGAACAAGGAAGTAAAGCAGCAGTAGAAAAAACAGTCAGACAGTTGAAAACTGAAGAGTCAAGAAAACTTGGTTCTTCAATTAATACTCAGTATGACGATGAACCTAGAAGAACACCTTCTAGAAATGAACCAAGAAAACTTTCTAAAAACTCAATGTTTAGAAGATTTTAATAAATAGTAACAATTAAAAACAAATAAAAAATGGCAACTCCAATTTTAAACAATGGTATATTCCTCAGAGATACCGCTTATCAGGCAAGTTCCCATGTGGATTCATACCACTTGGTTAACATGTTGAAAGATGCTGAACCTATGGATTTAGGTCCAGTTGACTTATGGGCTATGGCTCAAAAGGTAGAAATGCCTCTTTATCAAATGTCATCATTTGGTGGAAAAAATGTAATCATGGTAGATAATGCTCGTGGAGAGTATAGATGGCAGACACCTACTACTGTAGATCTTCCATACATCATTGAAGACATTGAACCAAACACTGCTTTCAAAGGTACTGATGGTTCTACCTTCCGTATTAAACTTAGCAGACGTGAGTTTGGACATGGTGATATTATCACTTATGACAAATACAACGGTGTTGAGATGTACATTACAGATGAAGATATCCTACCTGTAGGAGATGGTTACATCTATACTGTGCAGTTGGTAAACAACGACAACTTTAAATTCTTGGATAATAAGTACTTAACAAATGGTACTAAGATCTTTAGAAAAGGTTCTGCTCGTGGTGAGTATGGTGAAAGATTCTCTGACATCACTACAAGAACAGGTTTCCGTGAATTCTACAACTTTGTTGGTGGTGCTGAAGCTCACGTACATTATTCAGTATCTTCTCGTGCTGACTTGATGATCAAAGGTGGAATGAATGCAGACGGTACAGTTCCTGTAACTGAGATCTGGAGAACATTTGACAACAAAAATTTAGATCCTTCTATATCTTCATTAGATGATATGATTAAGGTTCTTGGTAAAGATAAAGTTAAACGTGCATTTGACAACGGAGACTTATCTAGAACTTTCTTAACTCAAATGGAAGCTGCTCACTTATCTAAAGTAGCAACTGACATTGAGACTTACTTAATGTGGGGACAAGGAGGTAGAGTTCGTCAAGATGGTCCAGATGATATCAGATTGTCTGTCGGTCTTTGGAGACAGTTGGATAACTCTTTCAAAAGAGTATACAACAAAAATAACTTTACATTGGATTTGTTCCGTGGAGAAATCTACAACTTCTTCAATGGTAAAGTTGAGTTCCAGGGTCCAGATCCAAAAAGATCTTTGATCGTTCAAACTGGTATGGGTGGAATGAGAATGGTAAATGAGGCAATTAAGAGAGAAGCTGTTGCTTCAGGTCTTTTAATTCAAGCTGCTGATATTGGTGCAATCACTGGTAAAGGTATGGACTTGAACTTTGGATTTGCTTATACTTCATATGTAATTCCATTCTTAGCAAATGTTAAGTTTGTATTGAACCCTGCATTTGACAACATTCATA